AAAGTTTAATGTTTATGACATTGCTGGAACGACAACACTTGACTATCTTGAACTCTATAAAAAGTTTACTTATACAAATCAAGAATCCTATCGATTGGATTATATTGCACAAGTAGAATTGGGTCAGAAAAAACTTGATCACTCAGAGTTTGATACATTTAAGGAATTCTATACTAAAGATTGGAAAAAATTTGTAGACTATAATATTATTGACGTAGAGCTTGTTGACCGTTTGGAAGACAAGATGAAATTGATCGAACTTGCTCTAACGATGGCTTACACTGCAAAGGTTAACTTTGTGGATGTAATGTTTCAAGTTAGAATGTGGGATACTATTATCTACAATTATTTGAAAAAAAGAAATATTGTAATTCCTCCAAAAGATAAAAGTGATAAAAGTGAAAAGTATGCAGGAGCATATGTTAAAGAACCAAAACCAGGAGTCTATGATTATGTTGTAAGTTTTGACTTGAATTCTCTTTATCCGCATTTGATTATGCAATACAATGTCTCTCCTGAAACACTTATAGAGGAAAAACATCCAAGTGTGACGGTTGAAAAAGTATTAAATAAACAAATTAACTTTGAACTATATAAAGACTATTCGGTTTGTCCTAATGGTGCAATGTATAGAAAAGATATTAAAGGATTTCTTCCTGAGTTGATGGAAAAGATGTATGCGGAACGTGTTATCTTTAAGAAAAAGATGATTGATGCTAAAAAACAATATGAGAAGACACCTACTAAAGATCTTGAAAAGGAGATCGCCAGATGTAACAACATTCAAATGGCGAAGAAGATTTCTCTTAATTCTGCTTATGGTGCTATTGGTAATCAATACTTCAGGTATTACAAACTAGCAAATGCAGAAGCAATTACTCTTTCTGGTCAACTCTCAATTCGTTGGATTGAGAATAAAATGAATCAATATCTAAATAAAATATTATCTACGAAGGATGTAGATTATGTCATTGCATCTGACACTGACTCAATCTATCTTAATCTTGGACCTCTTATTGATAAATTTTTTAGTAATAAGTCTGACGATAAAACAGCAATTGTTGATCTACTTGATAAGATCTGTAAGGAGAAGTTTGAACCATTTATCGAGAACTCATATCAGGAATTGGCGTCATTCGTTAATGCGTATTCGCAAAAGATGAGTATGAAGCGTGAGAATATTGCTGATCGTGGTATTTGGACTGCGAAAAAGCGATATATCCTCAACGTTTGGGATAGTGAAGGTGTTCGTTACGAAGAACCGAAACTGAAGATCATGGGTATTGAGGCAGTTAAATCCTCAACTCCAGCACCATGTCGAAAGATGATTAAGGACGCTCTGAAGTTGATGATGAATGGAACAGAGGATGATGTGATTAAGTTCATTGATAATGCAAGAACACAATTTAAGAAAATGACTCCCGAGGAAGTTTCATTTCCTAGAACTGTTTCTGATGTTACTAAACATAAGAATTCATCTACCATTTATTCAAAGGGTTCACCTATACATGTAAGAGGAGCTCTTCTTTATAATCACTATATCAAAGAACGTGGATTGACTAATAAATATTCTATTATCAATAATGGTGAGAAGATTAAATTTATCTACCTTAAAAAAGCTAATCCAATCAGGGAAAATGTAATTTCATTTATATCTGATTTTCCTAAGGAGATAGGTATTGACAAGTACATTGACTATGACTTACAATTTGAGAAGGCATTTTTAGAACCACTCAAAGTAATCCTCGATGCTATTGGATGGAATGTTGAAAAGACCGTAAACTTAGAATTATTTTTTGCTTAAATGACTATGGACTTCTTGCAAGACATTGTAAAAGAAATTGGTGATGACTATACCAAATTAGCAGCAGATATTGATGAAACTGAAACTTATGTTGACACAGGTTCGTACATTTTTAATGCATTGGTTTCAGGTAGTATATTTGGTGGTGTATCTGGGAATAAGATTACTGCCATTGCTGGTGAGTCTTCTACTGGTAAAACTTTCTTCTCTCTCGCTGTTGTTAAAAACTTTCTGGATTCTAATCCTGACGGTTACTGTCTGTACTTTGACACTGAAGCAGCAGTTAATAAATCTCTTCTTGAGAATCGTGGACTTGACTTGAATCGTTTTGTTGTTATAAATGTTGTTACAATTGAGGAGTTTCGGACCAAAGCATTAAAGGCCGTAGATATATACTTAAAAAAACCTGTAGATGAACGCAAACCTTGTATGTTTGTGTTAGACTCCTTAGGAATGCTCTCAACTGAAAAGGAGATCACTGACGCACTCAACGATAAACAGGTTCGTGATATGACCAAATCCCAACTGGTCAAAGGTGCTTTTAGGATGTTAACTTTGAAGTTGGGTCAAGCAAAAATTCCAATGATTGTAACCAATCATACCTACGATGTCATCGGCGCTTATGTTCCTACAAAAGAAATGGGTGGTGGTAGCGGTCTTAAGTACGCTGCCTCTACGATCATTTATCTTAGCAAGAAAAAGGAAAAGGATGGAACGGAAGTCATTGGAAACATTATCAAGGCAAAGACTGCTAAGTCGCGTCTAAGTAAAGAGAATAAAGATGTGGAAATTCGTTTGTATTATGATGAGCGTGGTCTTGATCGATATTATGGTCTTCTTGAACTCGGTGAGATTGGAGGACTTTGGAAAAATGTTGCTGGTAGATATGAAATAGATGGTAAAAAGATTTATGCTAAACAGATTTTGAAAGAACCAGAAACATACTTCACCCCAGAAGTTATGGATCAATTAGACCAAATTGCACGTAAAGAATTTAGTTATGGAGAAAGTTGAATTTCTTGTTCTTAAGAATCTATTACATAATGAAGAGTATTTAAGAAAATCTATTCCTTTTATCAAATCTGATTATTTTCAAGATAGAAATCAAAAGATTGTTTTTGAGGAAATCTTAGAATTCGTTACTCAATATAATGAAGTACCAACTCAAGAAATTCTTTCAATTGAAGTAGAAAAAAGAAATGACATCAATGAGAGTAGTTTCAAAGAAGTAGTTCATCTCATTAGTTGTCTTGATGACCAACCTTCTGAATATGAATGGTTACTTGATACTACTGAAAAGTGGTGTCGAGAACGTGCAATTTATTTGGCTCTTATGGAGTCGATTCAAATTGCAGATGGTCAAGATAGTAAGAAAACTCCTGACGCCATTCCATCAATTCTTTCCGAAGCACTTGGTGTAAGTTTTGATAATCATGTTGGTCATGATTATCTTTTAGATTATGAAGCACGATATGAGATTTATCATAAGAAAGAGTCTAGAATTGAGTTTGACTTAGATTATTTCAATAAGATTACTAAAGGTGGTCTTCCGAATAAGACATTAAATATCGCTCTTGCAGGAACTGGTGTTGGAAAATCTCTTTTCATGTGTCATGTAGCTTCTTCTTGTCTTCTTCAAAATAAAAATGTTCTATACATTACATTGGAGATGGCTGAAGAAAAGATTGCAGAACGTATTGATGCTAATCTTTTAAATGTTAATATTCATGATATCATTGAGTTACCAAAAACTACATTTGAAACTAAGGTCAATAATCTTTCCCAGAAGACACAAGGTACTTTAATCATCAAAGAGTATCCAACTGCTTCAGCTCACTCTGGACATTTCAAGTCACTTCTCAATGAACTTGCTCTTAAGAAATCCTTCAGACCTGATATTATTTTCATTGACTATCTTAATATTTGTGCATCATCAAGGTATCGTGGAAACAGTACAGTTAATTCATATAGTTACATTAAAGCTATTGCTGAAGAACTTCGTGGATTGGCTGTCGAAGCAAATGTTCCTATTGTCAGTGCGACACAAACGACTAGAAGTGGATTTGGTTCATCTGATGTTGAATTAACTGATACTTCTGAATCCTTTGGTCTTCCTGCTACTGCCGACCTTATGTTTGCTCTTATCAAAACAGATGAACTTGAGGAACTTGGACAAATCATGGTCAAGCAACTCAAAAATCGCTACAATGATCCAACCATTTATAAGAGATTTATCATTGGTATTGATAGAGCAAAGATGAGATTATATGATTGTGAACAATCAGCACAAGATGATATACTTGACTCTGGACAAGAGGAAGAGTATAATTATCATGAAAAGCCCAAAAAATCATTTGAGGGATTTAAGTTTTGAAAACTAAATTGGAGAAAAATAGTTTATGACCATTTCGATTTCAAAAGAAGAAACTCCTGAAGGTACTAAATTTACAATGACTGAAGAAAAGAAAATCGATCCTAAAAAATATATTGAGTTTGTAGAAGAAACAACAAGTGATCCCAGTACTTATTTTGATAAACTAATGCTCCGTCTTTCTGAACTTGAGGTTCAGGATGCAAATGTTCCTAAACTGACTACAGCAGCTCTTGGTATCACAGCTGAAGCTGGTGAGTTTGCTGAAATCGTAAAGAAAATCTTTCTTCAAGGTAAACCATATAATGAAGAAAACATTCTCCACATGAAAAAGGAACTTGGAGATATTATGTGGTATATGGCTCAAGCTTGTATTGCATTGGACACCGATTTTAATGAGTTGATGAAAATTAATGTCGATAAGTTGAGTGCTCGTTATCCTGAAGGGTCTTTTTCTGTCTATTATTCGGAGAATCGTAAAGCAGGAGATCTTTGATAGATGGCATACGATTTCTCTTTTGCACATTCTCCAGAAGGATTCGACAATCATATTGATAGTTCCATCAGAGGTTACTCTAACCTCCTAGATGATACAGTATCTTTCTCTCGTTATTTTGTAGAAGATCATACTAGAGTTGTTGATGTAGGTTGTTCTACTGGTAAACTTACTAAAATGATTATTGAGAATAATCCAAATCGTAAGTATGCACAGTATGTTGGTGTTGAACTTGCTGGTAGTTTTTATGATAGTTTAGAGGAACGTTATACTGAAATTCGTAAAGATTATCCATGGGCTCTTCTTGAGTGGGTAAGAGGTAATGTGACTAATTATGAGTTTAAAAATTGCTCTTTAGTTACTTCATTATTCACTCTTCAGTTCATGCCAAAAACTACCAGACAAGACACAATCAATAAAATTTATGAAGGTCTGAATGAAGGTGGTGCATTTATTTTTGCAGAGAAGTTGATGTGTGAAAATGCGTTTTTCCAAGAACTTTTAACTTTCAATCATTATGATTACAAGAGGAAGACATTTACAGCTGAACAAATCATGGATAAAGAAAAAGAACTTCGTGATATGTTGAAACCAAATACTTGGGATGAACTTAAGTCTATGATTTGGTGTTCTGG